GGATAACACCGGGGATCCTAGGCATTGACTATTCACGCCAATACTTTGACTATGGGCAACCAAGTGGAAAAGATAAAACCCACCAAACGTCAGGAATTGATCTACAGAGAGCCTGTGACAACATTCCACCGACAGGCAAGAGCCAGCATCTATGGCAGATATAATTGCAAGAGTTGCTGGTATGCTGATAAGAATTTGATTGAATGTGGTGACCACTTCATGTGCATAAATTGTCTCTCTTCCATGCTCAGCAGAACCAAATATTGTGAACTTTGCAGCGCAGAGCTACCAAGGAGGATCACGGTTCCAACTGAACCATCAGCACCACCAACACTGGACTAAGCTTCCTCCCCAAAGGGGGCCCCCTCAGGGGGGCCCCCCGCGGGGCCTCCCCCGCCGGGGCCATCGTTGAATTAGTCTATGTCGACCACTGAACCTTCTGTAAGTCTACGACAGAGAACACCCCTAAGTCTCACCCTACCAGATGTGTCTGAAACAACAAGATCATCATAATGTTGACTGTAGCAAAGCTTATAACTAGTAAACTCAATCCAATCTTTTATTTCCTTGAAAGATTCTATCACCTCGCTCTGATATTGTTGCCTCAAGTCTAGAAATTCTTCCTGGGTTATGTCAATTATCTGCTTCGTTTTTATTGAATACCTGAGAATTCCCGAAAACAGTTTGAATCTCTCTTGCTTGGATTCTAAGGTAGTCATTGCCTTTAGAATACTGTTCCCAAGAATGGCCACCTTCATTGTGGACAACACAACATTGTCCTGTTTAAATTGCCCTGCATCATAAATCAATGGATTATCTGAAACATCCGGGCCAGTCAATATATATGAGAATTTATTGCTAATTGTGTTGATGTGGTCACCAAAATCAAAGCTAATGTTTCCAAACAGTGCCTCATCGTCTTTGACGTTTAGTTCCTGGTTGCTCAAGAGTTCTGCAAGATCAAATGTCTTCTTTCCCAATATCAAGGGTTCCATTGAGAGTTGTGGTGCTGCATCCAAAATAAAATGATTGTTCCCTGCTCCGGTGACAAACAACTCCAAATCATCCACTTTCCAAACTTTCTCTTCTGAATGGATCTTATCCACTTTCATAAACACTTTGAACTTCATTGTGTAGACTACACGCCTTTTCAAATTAAATCTAGTTGATGTTCTTGTGTGTGTTATTTGGAGAACAAATTCGAATAGTACTGTATCAGACCTCGAAGTTTCAAAGAGTGCCTTCAATTCTGTTTCATTCTTAAGGAGGCCCCAATCTAACTGTTGCATAAGAACTGTATGATTGACACTTAAAACAGGTTCTGAGATATCAGAGACAATGTAACCAAGAGACAAATCCTCCATGATCATACCCCTTTCAACACCACAATCTCTTATCAGTACTGCAAAATTTGTTAACTCACCAAGGTCAAGTTCTGTACTGTCTTCAATCCTTAATGCTTCCCCAAACCAGTAAAAGTTTTTTAGTGTTGAAGTTGTTAAAACCAATGGTTGAATCATTGAGGAGAACAACAACTGAACTTTAAAATTGTAACAGATCTGCTGACTCGATAGCCCCAGGTCTTTATCTATGTAATCTGCTTCTCTTATGTGTGACATTGAACACTCATCTTGCTTGACAATGTACAACTCTTCTCTCTTGTCATTCAAGATATGGGCTACGATTCCCAAACTTTCATTAACCATGTCAAGGGCAACACATATGTCCAGAAATCTTATAGATAATGAACTTATCAATTTACCCACTTGTATTTCACTCAGGTAAGGTGTCAGATGCTCATCGTATATATGTGGATAGTTCCTCTTGACTGACTGCAAAACATGATTCATCCCAATCCTCTCTTGCACTTTATTAGGCACTTTTGGTTTTATAGCCCAAAACAGATTCCTATTATTTAAAAACCTTCTCATTTGGGGTTCTCTTGGGTCTGAGAATACCCACTCACCAAGTTCACATGCATTGCACAACAAAATAGAGAAGTAGTCCCACAGTATGGGTCGAGAGTAGTTAGAAACAGACTCTATAGCCCTTTTGCAGAACAAAACTCCTGGCCAAAAGCCGCAGACATCACAATCACACTTCGTTATTTTTCTAGTTAGGTCTTTTATATACAGAAAATTGCCTGAACCATCTCTGACACACTTGCTGCCCATACTCTTACAAAACCCTATGAAGCCTGATGCAATAGAAGATTGAAATGCAGACTTATTGATTGATTCCGCTAGGATCTTCTTGGCCCCTCTTGTAAAATTCTTTGATAATTTAGATTGCAATGACTTTATCAAATTAGGTATCTCCTCTCTCTCTAACAGTCTCTTAGAAGTCATAATTTTAGTTCTCAATACAAGTCTTAGATTCCCATAAGTAGACAAGTTTAGCCACCTTGGTTCTAAGAACCGTTCAATCTCATTGACAGTTGTCCCCACAGAATCCAAAAATCCCTTAAATGCCTTATCACCATCATTCCCAACTAAAGAGACCAAACAGTGCTCAGATATCTGACCTGATTTCACTTTTTGAAATATTTTATAGCAGATGGAGCGGACAGACTTTGTCAATTCAGTCTTTTCTAGAAAGTATTCAATGTTCCTTTGAAGTCTATAGGATCTTGTCCCGTCCACCCAATCTTTAACGTCTTGTTTTTCCACAGCCAAGAACGGGCAACCTGGGAAACCACTATATTTAATCAGCTTGTTAACCCTCTCAGATATCTTTTCAATAATACTCACACTAACACCGTTTGCGACAGATTGGTCACAAATGGTATCAATTGTTTCCGCCAACTGAATTGGTGTCTTGCACTTTATGTTATGGAGGCTTGCCGCAACAAATTTAGTCAGTAGAGGCACCTCTTCTCCTAATACAAAAAATCTAGACTTGAACTCGGCAGCAAAACTGCCAACAACACTCTTAGGACTGATAAACTTGTTCAACTTCGAGGACAGAAAATCATGAAAACCAATCAGCTCTAATGTCATCTCTTTCAATTCTTCTTCTGACGTTGTGTTTGTTGGCATTTTCAAAACCAAAATTTCATCATCACTTGAAGTGTATGAGCATGGAACCACATCATAAAGAAAGTCCAATGCATAATTTATAAATTGTTCAGTGATCAAGCCATAGAGATCAGAAGTATTATGTAATATTCCTTGCCCCATATCTAGCACTGACATTATGTGACTTGGTATTTCTCTCCTTTCCCTCATAAACCTATGCATGAATGATTCTGTAATGTTGAAGCTGTCAGAGTGCATCAACCCTAAATCCCTTTTTAAAAGACCTGTGAGATATGCTTGGGCAACATTAAAGGGCACCTCCACCACCTTGTGGATGTGCCAGCTTAAAATTGATATTATTGGTTTAATGTCGATGGGTTTTGAGCATTTAGTGTCCACTAAATTGAGACCCATCATGAATGAGTAGAAAATTGCAGGACTCATGTGAGGCCCCCACTTGGAATGGTCCATTGAATAACAAAGATCCCCTAAGTTTACAGCCATCTTCATTTCACCAATGGCCTTCTCAAATTCCTTCTCACTATTCAAGCAGGAAAAATTCATATTATCAGTTACACTTTGGGAAAAATCTTCAATTAGCCTTGTCATTAACTTGGTGTTCAAGTCACCAACATATAACTCTCTATTTGATCCAACTTGCTCCTTATAACTGAGGCCGAATTTCAATTTGCCGACGTCACTCCCAGCCGGACCGAATGAGGTTGGAGACTCATCTGTGTAAAAGCACAAGTTCCTAAGTGCTGAATTTGTAAAAAAGCTCTTATCGAGTCTTTTTGCGATAGCCTCGGAATTACTCTCTCTAACACTAACTCTTGCTTTCTCACTGACTTGTAAGGCCTCTCTTTTCAGCCCAAGTCTTGATTTGTTCCTATGTTCATATGAGCCCAATCTCTGGTCAAAACCTGATATAATTAGGATGTACTTAAAGCATTGGAAGTAATCACCTTCATTGAAAGATGCTGTGCACCCATTCCTTAGCAACATGTCCAAGGGGCAAGGATTCACAACATCCTCTAGGAAAAAGTCACTTGATTTTGATGAACAGTACACCCTGGTTATCATTGTCTTCAAAACATCCTCTTCAATTAACTGAGGATCAAAGTCTCTAATCTCGTGTATTGAAGTCTCTTGCTTAATTTTCCTACAAACACCCAGGTCGGACCAAAGATTCATTAACCAACCAGGATCGGCAGCTTGGTCATCACTGGCAGTTTTCTTCTGATCATTCTTATGAGAATCATTCATTTTAGACATTGTGCGAATTACCTCTTCTTTCAATTGGTTGAAGACTGAAATTTGTTCTTCTGTCAAAGATTCATATAAGAGAGAAAGGTCATCTGCTTCCTGCAATTCTGAAGACTTTCCACAACTGACTAGATTTGACAAGTTCTTATATATTAAGTGGTCAATGTGTGCCATTTCAACACAGTATTTCCCCTTAGTTTTAAAATATTCGGTCATCTTAACAATACATGAAGACACCATGGTCTCATAATCATAAGTGGAAATAATGTTACCAAGTTCATCCAACTTGGGGATCACAACACTTTTATTACTAGACATGTCCAATGCAGTGCTTGTGAATGATGGTTTGTATGGATCGCTTCTCAATTTTCCGTTCACTGACAATTTGCCATTATTAAAACATGACAAGCACATACTAAGAATTTCTCTTGAAATGCCAGGCTCTGAAATATCTTCAATACACTCGGACTCCTTTCCTAGAAGCTTCTCTAGACCTCTTAGAACTTCATCTTCCTCAGTCTCTGTTAGTTGTTGATCTAGTGTCGGATTCACTATCAAACTCTCAAACTTACATTTTGGTTCGAGGAACTTCTCGAAACACTTGATTTGGTCCGTTAACCTATCTGGAGTCTCCTTAGTAATAAGATGACACAAATAACTCACATTTAAACAAAACTTAAATCTTCGTGTTAAGTGTTCACCATTCTTATTATCCAAGACCTTCATCACAAGCTTAGATGCTAAAATTTGAACTGACATGTCTGCAGAGGAAGCGCATTTTACCTCCAATTTGGACATTAATTCAACATGATGGATTTGGTTGACATATGCCATCACTAGGTACCTCAACCCTTGCATAAAGACTTGATTCCGCTTGGAGGGTGAGCAAAGGATAGAGATTAAAAGCTCATTTAACATCGGTGAGACTTCCTGTTGAAGTTCAGGACAAAAATCCAACCATCCCACCATTTCGTCAACCATTGAGATCAACACTCCTTCAGAAAATATTGGTAAGAAATATCTCTTTGGATCAGCGTAAAAAGAACCCATGTATTCCAAACCCTGCTTTGTTGAAAGATAAATACTGTAACACCTAGATTTTTCACCTGTCTTTTGATAAAATAGAAGCCCGATGACGCCATCCTCAAGGAAGAATCTTTGAACATAGGCCTCCTTCAGATTCACCTTTCCGTAAAAATTACTGGCATCTTGTTCATTCACTATCATTCTGGATGAAAAGGAAGTTTTTAATGAGTTAATCATACCCAAAGAGATGCCCGACAAAACTTTCAAATAATTGAAAAGATCATTATTTAAGTTTAGATTGCCATTTTCATGAGTACACACAAGCTGAGGGTCCCTCTTGTAATTCATGATTATGGGGTCATCACCTAAACCACTTATTAATTTTAACAAGCCTTCTGTGTCTGGTTTTGATGCAAATGGTTTTATGACTTTATACAATTCTGGCATCTCTTCACTAAGAATTTTACTACAGGATGTCAACCAATTTGGACAAAACCTAAATTTTCTTTTGATTAAATTATAGCTTAACTCTACTGAGAAACATCTATCATTTGCAAAAGTCAACAGTCTTCCAATAATCAACCCCTCTCTTTTTAGCACTTGAATTGTAGATGGATTATCAATCATCTCATTAATCAGAAAATTTATGATAACATTGTCAAGATATAAAAGGGTGTTCCTTCTAGTGTTCAGCACTTTTGACCCTTTTATCTTGTTACAAACTGATAATAGACTTAGATACTTTGTGCAAATCATTCCTGGGTTGGATTCTCTCTCTTCAGTTTCCAATTCAAACCTGCCCATAAATTTCACAATATTGTGACAGATTTCAAACACTCTGTTTGAACAAATGTGACACCTGTTGTTAAGGTGTTCTGACCTTGAGGACAATTTTTCAAGCTCTTGTAACAACTCTTCCTTATTAGTCCACTTATACTTTGATGCACCTTTATCATGCACGTTATGTTTATACCATAACCTCAATGACAACAACCTTTCCTTTACTTTGGAATCCCTCATTTTGTTGTCCACACCTTTTAGAAGGACAGCTCTAAGTTTGTCTCTATACTCAAGACCAGTTTCCTGCATTGTGGAAATATTTTCAAACCCCAAGCTCTGGTTTTCGAACTTGGACAAACTATGAACCAATCGCTTGTATTCTTGTTCTTCTATCTCAATATTTGACCCCCTTGAGCCTTTGACCAAGTTCAACATAAGCCACCTAAACCTCTCAGTAACCCAGTCAGGGACAAACCTGTTGTAATAGTTAGTTCTGCCATCAACAATGGGTACTAAAGTGATTCCAGCTCTTGCCAGATCATCTTTTAAACATAGTAGCTTAGCCATATCAGACTTCCATTTTTGTTCAAAACTGACAGAGTCAACCCTGACAAAGGTCTCCAATAATATAAGTGTTTCTCCCAAAAGATTGTAACCATCTGGTATCAATTTCGGAAGGCTCGGGGTTAGCACCTTGTTGTCCCTCAGTATCTGCTCTACAGTCATGCCTTCATGGTTTGGAGTGCAATTGTTGCTGTAAGCAGATTCCAGCTCCACAATCAGTGCTAAAAGCTTAAATCCCTCAGTCAAGATCATATCCACCTGTTGCTGTGACAAAAGGAGTTCTTTTTGAAGCGTGATCTCCGGTAAATCTGGTATATATTTTCTTACCAAGTCTTTTAAGTTGATAATCGTTTCATCCATGATCAATTTTTGCCTAGGATCCTCGGTGCCGTATCC